CTTGTCTTTAATTAGACCTCTAAACTTCTCACCTTCTTCTATTAACTTGTTTTCTAAATCTTTTTTCTCTAGTTGTAGTTTCTCCAACTCTTCCATTTTCTTTATGTGGTCTTCCATGGATATATCGGGGTCTGCTAATTCCTCTTTTAGTTTATCCATCTTATCATCTAGTTTACCAATATCTGATTGTAAACTTTCTTTCAATTCTTTCCACTGGTCTTTTAGAGTTTGGATTGCAGCTTCTACCATTGCCTTGATATCGAAAGTCATAATGTCTATGAGTTGAGAGAAAGGTAAATCAGGTAAACCTAACAAAGACCAAATCTCCTCAAAGATGCCGATTAGTTTTTCAAATGCTTTCACATACCAGTTCTGAATCCATCCTTTGATTTCAGTTTTGATATAATTCCAAACTATCTTTGCTTTACCTTTGTTATCAACTACACCAAACTCACCGTCAAATTGTCTAAACTCTTCAGGAACCATTTGAAAAAATTTGTCTACAAAATCATCTTTCAGTTTATAGATATCATCAACAGAAATTAATAGGTCTGCCTTTTTCTTTTCTAGTGCTTCCAACTCTTCCGATTTCTTTATATGGTCTTCCATACTAATGTCGGGGTCTGCTAACTCTTCTACTAGTTTTTCTATATCATCATTAATCTTTTGTATCTCTTTGAACTTCTCTACTATTTCTAAGTCGAAACTCTTACCTGATATTTGGTCTATCAACTCTTGTTTGTATGCAGGAGAAGTAATTAGTTTTAAAACATCAATTGATAGACCCATCAATGATATTGTAAATGAAATTGGAACTATAGAAGAAATGATTTCTGCAATCTTTACTGGAATATATGTATGAAACTCTTCAAGTAATTCTTTAAATGCTTCTCGTGCCTCTTTTTGCCAGTCCCGATTTAAACCATCTTTATCCCAATACGGAGATAATATTGTTGCAAGTGTATCAACAAACTCTTCAACAGTTTCTGTGACCTCATCAATCTGTTCTTGTATCGCACCTTCGATTTGAGTCTTAACAAAGTTTTCCTTTTCTTCTATCTGTTTGTTTATTGCATCTCGTTTTTCTTGTGTATCTGCTTCTTCTAATTGTTTGTATAAGTCTGCAATCTCCTTTTCCTTTTCTGCTTTCATCTCTTGGACTTTTGCTTGCATCTGGCCAGGGATTGCAGCCATTTCATTAAATGCGTTTACGATTTCGTCTTTTGTGGGTAAGGAAAAGATGTCCCCTTCAGGACACGCTAGTGCTGATGGGATTTCCGCCTCTACAGGTTTTACTTCACTTGTTTCAGTCATAATTAAGAGTTCGGTCTAAACTTAGTTGCTTTAACTAATACTTCTTTCGCAGATTTTAAGGTTATGTCTCCACCTGCTTCAATATCTAGTTTCCCTACAACATCAATCTTACCGTCTTTAAAAGCTTTGAGTTCGAGTTTTCCTATGGTTTCAATCTTTGCATCACCTAGAACTTTAATGTTGACCTTTCCACCAACGAACACTTCCTCGTCTCTACAAATAATAGTGTAGTTGTCATTTACAACTCTAGTCACCATAGAACCGTCAGGATGAATCTCCTGAAACGTTCCTGACCTATGTTCAATTGCAAGTCTTTCGGCACTAGGTGTGTCATCCATCTCTATGACATGACCTGACTCTGACTGTACAACCTTGTTATATGGGTAAACTGGTTTTGCAGGACATTTGATTTCTTTCTTACTAGGAAGAAGGTCTTTAATAATATCTCTTCCTGCGTGAAGTCCCTCATCATCAGTAGTTCCAGCAAGTGCAGATAAATCAGACTTTTCCGTGTATAAAGGATAGTAGGGTAAGTCTTTTTCAGTAAGTGTAGGTTCGGTAATCGAAGACCCCTTACCGATATAACTTATGTCCCTAGATTCATAAATCTTAGGCGCAGTGTCTAATGCAGTAGTTAATCCAAACCCTCTTTTAGGTGCATGGTCGGGATTCGCACCATCGGGTTTCCCATCATATGCAGAAGTTGTCAAACCTCTTGGGTCATTAAATCCCTTTGTAATACTTCTTGTTATTAAAACATCTAAACCATCTTCTCTATATCCTGATTGGGGGATACCTGCAGTTGAACCAATTATTACTGGTTGTTGCATTTCCTTTTCGTCTTTGAAATATAAGATTACCGTAGAACCTTCCACAAGTCCGTGTTGTGTTCCAAATCCTGACAACCCTGCAGAAGTTGTTGGGAGCATAACTTGAGCCCATGGAAGGTCGGGTGTTGCAATCAAACCCTTTTCGTCCGAATGTATACCATGCACACGAACACGAACCCTACCAATCTTGAGTGGGTCTTGTCTGTCTTCTACTATTCCGTAATATGTGTTCATGTTGCTTCCATGTCAATATTTGTAGGTGGTGATGATGATGCAATCATTTGGTCTAGAGTTTCAAGTGAAATCTGTTTTGCATAACTTTCTTTAACACATTCTAACTGTAAAGAACCTGTTCCCTTTTGTATGTTTGCAGAAAGACAAATATCAACAATTAAATATCTATTATCATTTATCCTATCTTTAGTTTGTGCAGTATCGTCCTGAATTTCGGGTTCAGGTATGTGCAACTGAACTATGTTTCCCACAGAAACATCTGTTCTTACAGGAACTATTACCTCTATCCTATTTTGTTCTAATATTTGTTTTAATCCGAGTCTCTCAAGTTTAGAATTGTCTGTAATCTTATTTCCTACAAATACTTCATCACTAGAAACATCTTTACCATTATCGAAATCATGATTAGGAGTATAATCATATATGATATAATTATCTTGTTGTAGGTTTGGTGCTAATTGAGTTTGATGTGGAACTGTCATGACAGGTGGAAAATCATTTCCTTGAGGGTTCTCAGTTGTTAATCCCCTCTCTTGTCCTTCAGATATTGTCAACATACTTTCAGTCCTTATTATAGGATATTCTGATACATGATGTGTACCCCTATTAAAGGTATCCTCTATATCATAGTAATTATCCTCTTCTAGTTTCCTAACCGAATCATATGTTTTTGAACGAGATGCATATGCACCTGCAATAGTTCCTAATAGTGTATCAAAAATTTGAGGTTTTCTTACCTGAAAAATCTGATTCCTATGTGCTTGGTCGCCTGCACTAGCTGATGGTTTGAAAATAAATTCATGAACCGTGTTTAGTGATTCACCATCTTTACGAAAGTCTAGAGTTGTCTCCCCACTACACATTTGGTCTATAGATTTAAAATTATATCCTGTTGCCATTGTTTGGTAAAAGAACATCCCATTTCTCCATGATGAATTAGTTCCTTTATCTGCATTGGATACAAAATGTTTTATTAAGGTATTTGCTTTCCAGTTCGGACAAACAAATTGATTGTTATCACTCTCAGTTTTTTCCCAATGGTCTATATCACTAGTCGGAATTGAAATACCATTATTAACAACAGAAAATAACATATCACTATAAGACCCTCTATAGACTTTACTTATTCTAGTAGTATTTGCTATAAACATTGCTGGGTCACAAAATTTAGTTTATAGGTTTGTGTGATTTCATTTGCTCTCAACACATTAGTCATTTTATAAACTCTAAATGTCATATCAATAACCTTGCCTGGATTCATGTCGTCCTCAGCACCGTGTGCTAATGAGAGACGGATAAACTCTTGTCCAGTAAAACGAAAATGTTTTAATATGTTTACACCATCAACGACAATCATGTCCCCAGTAAGAAAGGCAGAATTAATACTTTCGTATAGGTGAAACCCCACAACAATTTCTTTAAAGTTATTGGATAATCCTTCTTGATTTACTATGTGACACGCCTTTACTGAAAAGGGTGTAAAATGTTCTTCAGTATGGATATGCTCTTCAGCTTCACTCATTATCTCACCTCTCTATCAGTCTGACATTATTCTTTCAAATTCCCTTAATACACCTCGTATCTTATCAGGACTTATAATCTTAATCTTTCGTTTCTTTTCGTTTTCTTCCTCTTCAACTGTTAGGTGTGATACTGTAGTCCAACCCGACCCACCATAAGTTCTGCGTGTTCCAATAGAATCCTTATAATGATGTACACCGTCTCTATGATTTACAGCACTATCTACAGTAAATGTTTTTATACTTACATTAGAAGTAAGTGTATCACCTGATTCAATAGTGTCTCCTGTCACAATAACACAACTATGTGTTGCATCTAATCCAACTACACTTACTTGTTTAGTTCCATCAGATGATGTGAGAGTTTCCCCTAGGAGAATCTTATTGTCTGAACTAAACCCAAGGGGGTTGTTATCATTTTTCTCAGAACTAAAAGATTGAGACGAAATGATAGTAGACCTATCGGCAACATTTAAACATTGCCCTTGATATTTTTCATCCAAATAATTACCAAAGGTTTCATAATCCATAAACCAATCATAATAGTTATCAAAATCATTCACTAAAAAGAATGTCCAGTGTAAAGCACCATCACCATATAACTTGGTTGCAACTATATCGGGTCTTTCACCCTCTAGTATTTCGTAATACTGATATTCAATTAACTCATCTAGTGCTGATGTTTCTACTTTTGCTTTACGAAAGAAATCTTTAATGGTGACAACTTTGCCCGTATTAAGGGTGTATTGCATTGAAGGTAAATTTTTAAATAATTTATTAGCCATGATTAACCGTCTGTTCCAGTTGCTGACTTTCTTCCTTCTTCAATAGTTTTCATAGATGTTAATGGAGAATCTTTATCTTTACCATTA